CCGGCGCTTAATAGCGTAGTAACATGCTGTACTAAGGGGGCTTCGGCCCCCTTTTTTATGTTTGCGTAAAGTCACACACTGTGGTATGTTCTCATATATCGGGAAACAATCCGGTGAATCTGACAGACCCGACTGACGACATGTAGACAGATTTGCCTTAACTCACATGTGAGAACTTTATAATGGCTAAAACCACTTTTTCAGGCCCAGTCCGTTCGGATAATGGCTTTCAAATCCCCGTTGTAGCTACTGCTGACCTCCCAGCTTTTGGTGATGTTGCTGTAGGTACTACTTATATGGTCAGCGATAACGGCACAGGTAACAACGAATACTGCATCGTAATCAACACTGGCGCTGCTTGGGTAACTGCTATTGGCGCGGCACTCAGCTAATAGGAGGCATTTATGTCTAGTTCTGATGTTTCCGCAAAGCGGATTACTGCCGTAGGTTCGGTAGCTGTAGGGCCAGCGCGAGTAAGGCAAGTGCAAGTACTGACTAATAACACTGGCGCGGGGCGACTCACTATAACCGACGGTAATGGTGGAGCTACTCTCCTAGATATTGATTTTGAAGCAAATGACTCCCACTCCGTTAACATACCCGACTATGGGGTGCGTTTTCAGGATGATGTTTTCATTACCGCTTTTACCAATATCGACGCTATTACAGTGTTCTATAGTTAATGCGTAGGTATTACAAGTCCGGCGGTAAAGTCGATAAAAAGGCTATGGCGTGCAACAAGCCACGTCGGACTCCCTCGCACGCTAAGAAATCTCACATAGTTAAAGCATGTGAGAATGGCAAAGAGAAAATAATACGCTACGGTGAGCAAGGCGCATCTACAGCGGGCAAGCCTAAAAAGGGTGAGTCCGCCAAGATGAAAGCCAAACGTAAATCTTTTAAAGCCCGTCACGGTAAAAATATCGCTAAAGGCAAGATGTCTGCGGCATATTGGGCAAATAAATCAAAATGGTGATATAGATGGATGAGATGAAGACCCCAAAAGTACCTTCTAAAGAAGAGTTTGATAAGATGACTCCTGAGCAAAAAGCCGCCCGCAGGAAAAAAACTATGATGCAGAACTTAAACCTTAGCCCTGAAGAGAAAAAAGCTAAGAAAGCTATGCAGAATAAGCCCACCAATAAGATGAAAGCTGGCGGTAAGGTTCGTGGCTGCGGTATGGCTCGTGGTGGTAGAGTCTGCAAAATGGTCAAGATGAAAGGTGCGTAATGCGACGCTACTACAGGAATAGCGACTGCGGTTGCGGCAGTAAGCCCCGAAAGATGAAAGAGGGGGGCACTGTAAAAGACGCGTGCTATAAGAAGGTAAAGAAGCAGTATAAAGTGTTCCCGTCTGCTTACGCGTCGGGAGCCATCGCTAAGTGCCGGAAGAAAAAGGCTGGTAAGTAATGCGGGCGTACTATAAGTCTGGTGGTAAGATACGCAAGACAGAAAAAGGTGCTTCGTTAAAGCGTTGGTTCAAAGAGGACTGGAAAGACGTACGCACTGGCAAGGCTTGTGGTCGGAAGAAAGGAGACGGTCGCGGTACTCCATACTGCCGTCCCAGCAAACGGGTATCTGAGAAGACTCCTAAGACCTCTGGTGAGATGTCTAGCGCCGAGAAGAAAAAGAAGGTAGCTGAGAAGAAAAGACTAGGGCAGCCAGCAGGTAAGCCTAGACGAGTATCAGCTACCAAGCGGAGAAAGAAATAATGGGTATGGGCGTTAAGCATTACTTCAAAGACGGCAAAGAACATAAGGGCGGTATGCATAAGCACTCTGACGGAACCCTTATGACTGGTAAAACTATGTCAAATACGTCTAAAAAACTGTATCACTATGGCGACTTATCTAGTAAGGCTAAGGTCAAAGCTAAGACAGGGTGGGGTAAATAATGGCTACATCAGGAACTACAGCGTTTAACATGGACTTCACTGAGATCGCTGAAGAAGCGTTTGAACGTGCAGGACGTGAGATGCGCTCTGGGTATGACCTCCGTACCGCCCGCCGATCTATGAACTTGCTGACTATTGAGTGGCAGAACCGCGGCATTAACATGTGGACTATAGATAGTGGCACTATTAACTTAGTTAAAGGGCAGACCCAGTATGACTTGCCCGCAGACACTATAGACCTATTAGAACAGCAGATACGCACAGGTAGTGGCAACGCGGCAACACAGTCTGATCTTACCCTAAGTCGTATTAGTGTAAGTACCTACGCGTCTATCCCTAACAAGTTAACACAAGGTAGGCCCATACAGATGTACATTGAGCGTTTACGCGACGCTCCTAAAGTTAATATGTGGCCTATACCTGACAACAACGATTATGTTTTATACTATTGGCGTATGCGTAGGATTGAAGACGCGGGTAGTGGTATACAGACCTCAGATATGAACTTTAGGTTTTTCCCGTGTTTAGTAGCGGGGTTAGCTTACTATATAGCCATGAAGCTACCTGAAATGACTGAGCGAGTGCCTATGTTAAAAGCTGTGTATGACGAGCAGTTTGAGATGGCCGCAGGAGAAGATAGGGAGAAGACCTCGGCTAGGTTTACTCCTCGTATAGGGTACGTGTAGACATGGCTAACCAGTTTGCTTCCAGTAATAAAGCCATTGCTTATTGCGATGTATGTGGATTTCAATACAAACTAAAGGAATTAAAGAGCTTAGTCGTAAAGAACAGAGACACTAACATAAAAGCATGTCCCGAGTGTTGGAATCCAGACCAGCCTCAGAACATGTTGGGAGAGTTTCCTGTACATGACCCACAAGCATTACGCGATCCTAGACCAGACCAGAGCCTAGGGTATGCAGGAGCCACTAGTAGCAGAGATATACAGTGGGGTTGGAACCCTGTAGGTGGAGGAGTTGACCCATTTGGATTAACTCCCAATGTATTATTAATAAATGGTAGTATAGGGCAAGTCACTGTAACTACCTCATAGGAGCATTAAGATGCCAAAAGTAGGAAATAAAGAGTTTGCGTATACAGATGCAGGCAAAGCAGCCGCTAAGAAAGAAGCCAAGAAGACAGGTAAAAAGATGACTAATGCCTATAAAGAAGGCGGTAAAGTGAAAGTTCGTGGTACAGGCTGCGCAACTAAAGGCTTGTACGCACGCGGCCCCATGGCATAAACTATGAATTACACCGAACTGAAAGCTAATATCCAAGACATTTGTGAGAACACGTTCACAGATGACCAACTCGCTATGTTTACGCAGCAGGCAGAGCAGAAGATATATAACTCAGTTCAGATACCCGCGTTGCGTAAGAATGTTACAGGTACGCTATCTAATGGTAATCAGTATCTAGGTATGCCCTCTGACTTTCTGTGGTCGTATTCTTTGGCAGTTATAGACGGTAGCGGTAATTATACGTTTCTCCTGAACAAAGACGTTAATTTTATGCGCGAAGCCTACCCTAATGACACAGGCACTGGGCTACCAAAACATTACGCGTATTTTGATGACGACTCCTTTATAGTGGGGCCAACCCCTGACGCTGCGTATAGTATGGAGCTTCACTATGGATATTATCCGCAGTCTATAGTTACAGCGGGCACTACGTGGCTGGGAGAAGAGTTTGACTCTGCGCTATTAAATGGCGCATTGGTAGAAGCAATAAGGTTTATGAAAGGTGAGCAAGACATTATAGCTAACTACACTAATATATACTTACAAAGCATGGCCCTACTAAAGAATCTCGGTGACGGTAAGTTGCGTCAGGATTCGTATCGGTCTGGGCAACTCAGAACATCAGTTAGTTGAGGAACTAAAAAATGGCAATAACACAAGCAATGTGTACTTCTTTTAAAGTCGCTCTGTTAGATGGAGAGATGGATTTTAGTAGTAACACATCACAAACTTTTAAAATCGCGCTGTACACGTCTAGTGCCACTTTAAGTGCCGCTACTACTGCGTACGCTACTACTAACGAAGTGTCGGGTACAAACTATACTGCGGGAGGAAATACACTTACTATCTCCGCTGCTCCTGCGTCATCTGGGACTACGGCATTTTTAGATTTTGCAGATACTACGTGGACTGACGCTACTATAACCGCTCGTGGCGCTCTCATATACAAGTCAGGTGGCAGCAATCCAGCGGTTGCGGTATTAGACTTTGGCGGAGATAAAACCTCTACAGCCGGTGACTTTACTGTACAGTTCCCCGCAGCAGACGCTACAAACGCCATCGTACGTATCGCTACTCCATAAGGTAGCTAGATGCCGTCTTCTGTTGAATACGTAGGTTGGGGCAGCGGTGCTTGGGGCCAAACGGCTTGGGGCACCGACCTAACTATAGTATCGGTTGACGGAATTGCCGCAGAAGCAGCGGTAGGTTCTGTAGCAGTTGACGCCGAAGCAAATACTCCTGTAACTGGAGTTGCCGCTGCTGGAGGTATTGGCACAGCTACGATTGACGCTGAATCAGATGTAATGGTTACCAGCGTTGCTGGAGCCGCCGCAGTTGGGACAGTTAGTGTAGACGCTGAAGCCGATATAGCAGTAACAGGTGTAGAGGCCGATGGAGCTGTAGGTACACTAACTGCAACGGGTATAGCAAACCTGACAGTAACAGGTGTAGAAGCTGACGGCGCTGTAGGTACCTTAACAGTAGATGCTGAAGCAGTCGCTCCCGTTACAGGTGTAGAAGCTGACGGAGCTGTAGGTACACTAACAGTAGATGCTGAAGCCGATATAGCAGTAACAGGCGTAGAAGCTGATGGAGCTGTAGGTACCTTAACAGTAGATGCTGGAGCAACCGCACTCGCTACAGGAGTAGAAGCTGACGGCGATGTAGGTGCCCTAACAGTAGATGCTGAAGCAGATGTAGCCGCCGCAGGCGTAGAAGCTGTCGGAGCTGTAGGTACCTTAACAGTAGATGCTGAAGCAAACCTAATAGTAACAGGTGTGGAAGCCGATGGAGCTGTAGGCGCAGTTAATGTAGTATTTGGTATAACTGTACACCCCACGGGGGTAGAAGCTAACATTGAATTAGGTACGGCTACTACAGATTCTGAAGCAGATGTTTCCGTAATTGGTGTATCTGCGGTAGGATATATAGGAATAGTGCATATTTGGGGGGAAGTCGATGATAATCAAGACCCTAATTGGCAAACCATAAACGACAGTCAGACTCCTACATGGAGCGACGTAACAATCACACAAGACCCAAATTGGGACAATATAGCCGCATGAGGCCAGATAAATGACAACGCAATATACTTCGATACTAAAACTTGCCCTTCCAGTTCAAGGCGAACTCAGCGGTACTTGGGGGGATGTAGTAAATGACAATATAACCTCTATGGTAGAACAAGCAATCGCAGGCCGTGCGGTTATTAACTCGTGGTCTACTAACTCACATACACTAACCACAGCAAACGGAACTACCTCCGAATCTAGATGTGCGATGCTAGAGTTTACAGACACAGGGACTCAGTTGTCCGGTGCGGGTACAGTTGTATGCCCAGCCTTGTCTAAGATATACATAGCTAAGAACGCCGCAGGACAGAGCGTAACTTTAAAAACCGCTAGCGGTACCGGAATCCTTGTACCTAATGGGCGTACTATGTTTTTGTTCTGTGACGGGACTAATGTCATTGAAGCGGTAACTAGCACTACTTCTTTACAGTTAGGTACTAGCACTACGGTTACAGCGGTACTTGACGAAGATAACATGGCGTCAAACAGCGCCACATCTCTAGCTACGCAGCAGTCTATTAAGGCGTACGTAGATGCTCAAGTAGGCTCTTTCGACACGCTTGCTGAAGTCCTTGCTCAGGGGAACACCACTGGCGGCACTGATCTGGACATATCCGTTGGCGACGACCTTACTACGTTAAGCGCAGGAACATCTAACTTTCGCGCAGGTGTCAACGCAGGTAACAGCATTGCAAGCGGTGGTAATTATAATGTTGTCGTGGGCGATGAAGCAGGTACTGCGGTTACTACAGCAGACTATACAACAGCTATTGGCTATGCCGCAGGTCTAGCAGTAACCACAGGCAGACTTAACACTCTTATAGGCGGTCTTACAGGAGACGCCTTAACTGTTGGAGAAAGAAATACCGCTGTGGGCGCAGTTGCCTTAGGTGCAGATACTCAAGGAAGCAGGTCGGTTGCAGTAGGTAATTCGGCTTTAGCGACACAAAACTTTACTTCAGCAACAGATGCTTATAATACTGCGGTAGGCTATGACGCAGGTAAGTCAGTAACCACAGGCGTTCAAAACACCTTCATCGGTGCTCTTGCAGGTGATAATCTTACTGATGCTGATTACAACACTGTTGTCGGTATGCAGGCGTTAAACAATGATACGCTGGGTTCGACAAGCACAGCTATTGGTGCGTTTGCTTTAAACAACCAAAACTTTACCTCTGCTACAAATACTTACAACACAGCCGTTGGCTACAGCGCAGGATTGGCAACCACCACAGGCACTCAAAACACTCTCATTGGTGGTCTTGCGGGTGATGCGATTACTACAGCAGCTAACAACACAGCCGTGGGTTATGACTCATTAGGAGCAAATACTACAGGCGCTAACAACACAGCACTTGGTATGACTTCTTTAAAATCAAATACCACAGGAGGTCAAAACGTAGCACTGGGTTTACAAACCTTATACTACAACACCACCGCATCTAACAACACGGCATTAGGTCATGTTGCTATGACATACAACACCACAGGCGCTTCAAATGTAGCCGTGGGCGCAGATGCTTTATTTACAAACACAACCGCATCTAACAACACAGCAGTTGGGTATAAGTCTTTATACGCAAACACCACAGGCACAGAGAACGTAGCAACTGGTAAAGGCGCTTTACAATCAAATACCACAGGTAGTTACAATCACGCCTTTGGAGTAAATGCAGGTTACGCAATAACAACTGGTTCGACTAACATAGCTATAGGAAACGCGGCTTTAAGTACCGCTACAACCGCAGGCGGTAACACAGCAGTTGGACACAGCGCATTAGCCGCAAACACTTCAGGTTTTTCTAACGTAGGAGTGGGTGCAAATGTTTTAACCGCAAACACCACAGCGAACAACAACACAGCAGTCGGTCATAGTGCTTTATTAGCAAACACCACAGGCGGTCAAAATACAGCATCAGGAACGTATGCTTTAGCCGCAAACACCACGGGCGCTAGTAACGTATCAATGGGCTACAACTCTTTAGGTGCAAATACGACAGCATCCAACAACGTGGCAATAGGCTTTAGAACTTTACAAGAAAATACCACAGGCACAGAAAACGTAGCCATAGGTATGCAATCCTGTGATGCACAAACTACCGCTAGTTATAACACTGCTTTGGGTTTTGATACGTTAAGCGCAAACGTGTTAGGAAGCAGGAACGTAGCAATCGGTAGAGCCGCTTTGCAAGTAATGAACCCCGCTTCTGCCAGCAATATGTACAACGTAGCGATAGGCTTTGGCGCAGGTGAATCAGTAACCACAGGCGTTCAAAACACCCTCATCGGTGGTCTTGCGGGTGATGCTCTTACCTCTTCAAATAACAACATAGCATTGGGTTATGCGGCACTATCATCAAACACTGTATCTTCTTCTAATGTTGCAATAGGTGTTAGGGCTTTGACTGCCTTTAACGTCACTTCAGCTACTAGCACATACAACGTGGCTATCGGTGAAGATGCAGGAGCAGCAGTAACCACAGGCACATTCAACACCCTTATTGGTGGTCTTGCGGGTGATGCTATTACTACAGGAATAAGAAATACTACTGTTGGTCATCAATCACTTTCATCTAACACAACAGGTGGTCTTAACACGGCATTGGGAAGAAGCGCGTTGCTTAGTAATACAACAGCTTCTAACAATACAGCAGTGGGTTATGAGGCTTTATACGCAAACACCACAGGCACTCGTAACATTGCGGTTGGTGCTAATGCTTTAGATGCTAATACTATCGCAGATAAGAATATTGCAGTTGGTGTCGCGTCTCTTACTACAAACACTACGGGCGAGTTTAACGTAGCCATTGGGGACCAAGCTCTAAGCTCAAACACCACAGCATCTAACAACACAGCCGTGGGTTATGCGGCTTTAGTCGCAAACACTACAGGAGACGCTAACACAGCTCTTGGTAGCGGTACTTTATATACCTGTACAACTGCTTCTGCAAATACTGCTGTAGGTAAGGACGCTGGCGCTAACATAACTACTGGAGGGAACAACACAGCCGTTGGTAGAAGTGCTTTAGTCGCAAACACCACAGGCAGTGAGAACACCGCACTTGGTAAAGATGCTGGTGCTGGAATCACTTCTGGTGCATCTAACGTAGCCCTTGGCTTTAGGTCTTTATACACCTCAAACACCGCAAGCAAAAACGTAGCCATCGGTGACTCTGCTTTGAGGGCGTTTAGCGGAAGCGGAGATGGAAACAACACAGCAGTCGGTCATAGTGCTTTAACAGCAAACACCACAGGCGCTCAAATGACAGCCGTGGGTACTGATGCTTTAGCCGCTAGTACGACAGCCACTGGTTGTACAGCAGTAGGATTTAGGTCATTAAACGACAACACCACTGGCGATTGGAATATTGGTGTTGGATATGATGCTTTAGGACTTAATACCACAGGCACTAACAACACAGCTGTCGGTACGTTTGCGCTAGACGCTAGTACCACCGCATCTAACAATACAGCCGTTGGTTATGCTTCTTTAGGCGCAAACACCACAGGCGCGGCTAACGTAGCCGTTGGTAAAGGTGCATTAGACGCTAATACCACCGCAGGTGACAACACTGCCGTTGGTACAAATGCTTTAACAGATAATACGACAGGCGGGTTAAACACTGCTGTAGGGAATGAGGCTTTATCAAACAATACCACAGCAGACGAAAACACAGCAGTCGGCTCACTCTCACTGTTTACCAATACTACAGGTAGCGCTAATACGGCTATGGGTCATGACTCACTAAGACTCAATACCACAGGAGCTAGTAATTCGGCGTTTGGTAGAGATGCATTAAGAGCAAACACCACAGGCACACAAAACGTAGCCGTGGGAGCATTAGCAGGTGATGCTATTACTACAGGAACTGAAAATACTTTAATTGGTCATAATGCTACAGCATCAGCAGTTAATGCCGCGTATCAAACAGTCCTTGGTTCTGGTGTTGTTTGCGTGGGAAACAGTAACTTCACTTTCGGCAACGGAACTAACGATAGTAATATTGCTTTTGGTGCTACATCTATTACCGCCCCTTCAGATGAACGCTTTAAAGAAGAAGTTGCAGACTCTACTGCTGGTTTGGCGTTTATTAATGACCTGCGTCCTGTGACTTATAAGTGGAAAAAAGAAAAAGACCTGCCAACTACAATGGATGCTTATGTAGAAGGCTCTGAAAAAAGAGTAATGAATGACAACACCAATCACGGCTTTATAGCTCAAGAGGTTAAAGCAACTATAGATGCTCACCCAGAACTAAAAGACGGGTTTGATATGTGGATGGAAAAAGACAGCGATGGTCAGCAACGTCTAGCGCCATCAGCCTTAGTA